TTTTACCTTGTCTAACTTGTTTATACATATCCTTCATGTGATCTCTACACTCATCCTTACTCATATTAATCTCCTTTTTGGTTGCATTAACATCGTCTTTTCTTTGTTGTTTAACATTGCCCGCATCTTTATTTGTGGAGAATTCAGGATTCGTTCCCGACTTAGATTTTAACCAATCAGATTTCAATGCCACGCTCAACTGAGTTTTAAATGATTCTGCGTCAATCTTACCTACTTCTTTAGATGATAATACATATCCATCACCAGTACTAATAGAAAGTTTTTTACCCTCAGGACCAATACTCAAAGAACTATTCCAACTTGTAACCAAACCATTCTCAACTTTAATCATAATATAAAAATTTAAAGACCCCCTATTAAAATCAAAATCCTTAAATGCCTCTGTTTTACCAAGTTGTTCTACTTCATTCTTTATCTTAACAATGTTATAAGGTTTAAATTCTCTAAAATATGTGTTTTCACCATATTCAGGACCTGACTTTTTAAAATTATTAGAAGTTAAAATTTCTTCATATTTTTCAAGAGTGTCACCATTTACATCTTCAGTTATAAGATTACCGAACATTCTCTCTTCAGTAAAAAGAGATTTCATTCTTTCAATTTCCTCATTTAAAGTATTACTATATTTTTTCATTTTTTCGTTTATATATAAATATTATAGTTTTATAAAAAAGGTGGATATATACAGAAAATCCTTACCATATAATATATATACGATAAGGATTTTGTAAATATGTTAATAAAACGTATTAGAATACGTTTATCGCTCTGTCAAATCTAAGTGTACAAGTAATATCTGCCAAATCTGAAGATGAATAATCTAATCCACCAAAGTCAACATCATTTAATTGACAACTTTGAAGAATCCATTTTTGAACAACAACACCAGTTGGGTCCAACATCTCTAATTCAACATCTTTTTTGTAACCTGCCGCATAACCTTGTCTACCTGTTACAGATTCAGAGTGTAAACGAACCCACTCCATTAACGCCTGAGACGCGGAAGGACCAATAGGGTCTCTAAAAGTTACAGAGATTGATTCCCAGTTAAATCTACCAATTACATATGTAGAAGTATTTAAAAAAGGTATCTCCACCTCAGCACTCGTATATTTTGGTCGGCTAGTTGTAGATACCCACCATTCTTGAATTCCCAATTCATCTGGAAATCTCAAAATAAACCTATTCTTTCTTAACGGTTCGTAAGGAACAGGCATTCTCATTAATAAATCAGCCATCTTAATTTTTTTTTAATTTTTTTTTATTAGTTGTATTATTTAATATATAAATATTGTGTTTTTGAGAAAAATTATTTTTTTATAATTATTCTTTTCTTTTTAGGATTTTTAGGGTCTGATGTATCGTAGATAATAAAATTTATTTCGGGATATAATTTTTGTAATTCATCCTCTATTAATTTTTCTATTGTTTTAACATTACCTTCATCATCGTCACTAAATCCTACGCTAATCCCCTCAAAATCAGAATTATTTCTTATGTCACCTATTTGTTTAACCACTTTTTCTACAAAACTTTTAAACGCAACTTTCTTACCTTTTTCAGGATTAGTACCACTTACATTTAAATCAAATTTATTTAAAAATTCTTCTGAAGAAACTGGATGATAATCTTGTAAATTTAAATATTCCTCAATAGATAAACCGTTTAGATTTTTTTCCATTATTTTTTTCTCATCCCAATTGATTGTCTTTTCAATTATTATCTTAATACCGTCTTTTATGGCTTGTGGTGAATTAGATCTAGCAGTAATTATTGAGAAATCACTTCCACTAATTAAAGCCTCTTTAAACTTATTGAAACTTGGTCCATAACTTCTATAATTTAATGCTTCTTTCACATCTCTTACAAATGCGTCATAATCTCTAAAATCTTTAAAAGATTGTTTAATATCATCGTTAAGATATCTAAACTCCGTACCTATTTTATGTCTGATACTTCTAAATTGTTCAGTAGAAACTGATACAGGTACCCACATTAATCCATTAACACTATAGTCTAAGTGTATTCTAGTTGGCATATTAAGAATATTATCATCCCAATCAAAAGAGTAAACTTTTTTTTTTGTTTCCTTTAAAATTTTGTGTTGTGATTCAGTAATTTTAATATTCATATCATATAAATATTTGTAAAAATAAAAAAACCCATACTATGATGGGTTTAAAAAATAATTTTTTTGTAAAAGTAATAAGAATCTATTAATACTTTTGAATTCTACGTCTAACAATTCTCGATTCTGTCCTTCTTTCTCTTTCTAACTCCTGTTGTTCATCACAGGACACAATGTGTGCGTCAACTGTAAATGATTCGCCCTCACCATCATCAATTTTGCAATCGATTAAGACTAAACGATTTTCATCGATTTCCCATCTTCCACTACTTCCACACACTCCTGTTTCAACATCACGAAGTTTAAATCTCTCAATGTCCATACTTTCTTTAATTCTGCGTTTGGTAATTTTTGATTCTTCCCTTATCCCTCTATCTTCTAATTCATTTTGTTCATCACATGACACAATAAATACGTCAACCATATACGATCCATTATCACCACCATCCATTTTACAATCGAGTAAGACTAAACGATTTCTATTGACTTCCCATTTTCCGCTAGTTCCACACATTCCTGTTTCAACATCACCAAGTGAAAATCTCTCTGCGTCAAGAGTCGTACTTTCTTTAATTATACGTCTAACAATTCTTATTAAATCTCCTTCTGTTACTCTTAATATTTTTTTCATAATTTATTAATTATAATTTTTACCATCTAGAACATCGAGTCTTTAATTTTAAATGTGTTGGTTTACCGTGTTTATTAAAAAGATTTTTTATTTTTCTTTTAAATTTTTGTAAATTTTTAGGTAAATCACCATCTACTGAATTTTTCAAAAAGTTTTCTACTTTGTCTAAAATACGTTGGATTTTTGTTGGATCAGGATCGTTTTCGTCTACTCCTTCTAATTCTACATCTAAACTTGTATCCCCCTCAATTTCTTCATCTGACTCATTCATTACGGGTGAAGTCACTTTATCTTTAAGACAATTTAAGGCTACTAATGCTTTCATACCCATACCAAGTGGATCATTTGTTATCATCTTTCCCAATTCTTCCATACATTTACCTGGATCTCCAGCCACACAAGACATAGGTGGTGTAATACCTGCTTCTTTACAACACTTTGCAAAATCTGTTCCCGGATCACCTTTAGTGTCCTCTCTTAATACGACACCAACAATTCTTTTTAAATCACTCTCTGTAAGAGTAATGATTTTTCCATTTTTTTTTATTTTCATATCTCAATAATATTATTTTTTATTATTACCATTTAGTGCATGAAGCACCTAATTTTTTAAATTTATTTGGTTGTTTGTGTTTAGTAAAAATTTTCTTAATTTTTCTTTTAAATCTCCTCAATTTTTTAGGTAAATCACCAACATTATCAACAAATTTTTCAACTTTTTGTAAAAGTGTATCTAATAATTTTGGATCTGGATTGTCCTCATCTATTCCATCTAATTCAACCTCTAATTCAGAACCATCGGCAGTTACATCAACTTCAGCCTCATCTTGTTCTCTTAATACTATCATAGTAATTCTTTTTAAGTCACTTTCTGAAAGACTTATAATTTTTCCGTTTTTTTTAATTTTTAAACCCATTTTCTTTGTTTTTTATTTTTTTAGTTGTTTTTATTTATTTAATATTTGTACATTAGGTGATGTTACTGTTAAACATTTACCTATCGTTGTATTTGTTGTTGGTCCATAATGCATAAAACCAACTGGTAGTAATGAAGTTGAAGACTGTGTTTCAAAATTTACATAACCAACAACTCCTCCTGATGTCATTTCCCATACAAAACCAAAATCAGTATTTGGGTTCCATGTCGTTGATGTAGAAACCCTAAAAGTTCCAACTACTACTCCTGTACCAGTTGGTATAATAGGAGATGTTTCGTTGGTGAAGATATTTGTTGCTGAAGAGAAATTTAATTTTCTCTGTCCTGAAATATACGGTAAGTTAGTTGTTCCTTTTTGTGGCCAACCTAACCATTCTGGAATAGTATTGTCATTCAATGCTTTCCATGTTATAGTTCCTGTTGTTAATTTCGGAGAATGAACTCCACGAATAATCAAAGCATTTAATTTAACTACTGATGTACCAGTATTTGTTAAACGGATTTGGAAGTCTGCGGTATTTGTTGTTGAACCCAACCACTCCATGTCCATTTTAACCGATACTGTTGGTGCAACGTTAGTTATTTCAAGTAATCTTTGTTCTTTTGTTCCCATTTTTTTATTTTTTTAAAGTAAAAAAGGGGGGTAATACCCCCCAAATTCTTATTATTAAATATCGTCAAAACTTGCACCAGTATTTGTGATATTGAATTCTATTGATATAAATTCTAATGATCTAGTTGGTTTAATAAAAATTCTACCATTCAATTCATTTCTATCTATAGATTCTGGTGTATCATCTAA